TCCGATCCCCCCGGCCCACTTCGAAATTTGAGCACACTCCGTCAAAGTTTCGTAAATGCCATTGATTGAATCTTCCTTATTGGCAATCAGGAAACACGATGACATTTGTGGACGGGGAGTACCCGAGTTAAATAGGGTTGGAGTTGCGTGGATAAACATACCCTGACTCATCTTATCATAAGTCTCGAGTACGGCTGGAATATCCTTACCGTGAATACCTATAGACACGCGCATGAACAAATATTGTGGTGTTTCCATGAGTTTTCCTTCATATTTCTGAAGATAGCTCTTTTCGAGTGTCTTTAATCCGAAATATCCAAATTCAAAGTCCCTATTCGTGATAATTTGATCTTTTACTTGGTGTGCAATTTCAGCTACTTCTTCGGTGACTATATCAGCTTTGTATAACTTTTTCATCGCGATATGGAAATTATTTGGGGCTATTTTTTGAATGTTACTGGCTATTATACGCGTTGCGAGTATTTCGTAATCTGGATCACGAGTAATCAGCCCAATACAAATTTCGGCTGAGAGAGTGTCTATCTCCTGTGTTGTTATACCGTCGTGTATACTGGAAAATACCTGCTGAGCTATCATTGACGCGTCTACGCCCTTAGAAATGTCATAAGGGTCGTGGGTTAGTTTGGAGATCCTGTTGGTGACCTTATCAAATTTGACGTCTTCAACACGACCGGACCTTTTGATTACTTTCATTATATTGCTAGTACTATCTAATCTTTTAATTACATTTGAAATCGACACTTCGGACTGGAACTGGACCCACCGTTTCGGCGTATCGATTGGGAGCTAAGAACGAGGTGTTCACATTGAAGGGGCCAGCCACACCAGGTTTGGACACAGGAGGATAAGACGCGATGAAGCAATTGGGGGCTTCACACACAGGCTTTTCATAATTGCATGGTTTGGTATTATAAGCTTCGTCAAAGTCAGCGATGTTTAACATTTAATATCTACATAGACTTTTTTTCCTGGAATATATTAAATGTGTGATAGACTTCATCTGAATTCAATTCAACAGACTAAAACTCCTCTCAATAGTTTATTCTTCTCGGAGTTCAATGTCAATATTCTCCAGCGTGCGATACGTCAATCTTTCAAGAATGACACAGGCATTTCCATAGACTACCAAAATTCGAGTGATATTTTTGCCATCATGCGATCCGTGTTCATAAACAATGCCGGAGATCATAATAGCCGTGTAAATGAACAGGTTAAGAAGATGAACCAGATCGTCATTAATACCGCGACGCAGCAAATTCGTTCTGGTGTTGCATCGTATCTAGGTTATATCAAGGATATTGATAGCGTAGCTATACCTCCCAATTTACCCCAGAACACGAGCACATACGGTGCAAAAATGGAAATGAGCCGACAGATTGGAATTTAAAGAATTGATCAGAGATATAGACAAGGATAATGTCACTCAATTATTATAAAGATGAAACAGAAAAGATATGCAAATCCAAGGGGTGGGATAGGGCTGAAATAAATACAGTCTGGCTACTGTTAACCGAAGAATTTGGAGAATTGGCGTCGGCTATACGTCAATATAAGCGAACATTCAAGAAGATGCACGTTAAAAAAGAGAAAGGTGTCGACATAATGATGGAAATGGGCGACGTATTCTCTTATTTATTTCAACTTGCTCACATGTTAAACATAGATTTAGATAAAATGTGGCTTGAACATGGTAAAAAGATGACACATAAAAAATATATATCAGGTTAATATATAACATGAGTAGTTCTATGCTCAATGATGAAGATACCATTAATAACATAAATCCATTTGTAGTTAATGATTTTTCTTTACCAGGAGCTAAAGGTGAAAGGAGGAACTTTGAAAAGTTCAAGTCTGAAGGTGAGATCATCATGCAAGACATAAAAGAAGAGTCTCCCATGTGTGATAGCATTTCCTCTAGTGGTTGGGGAGCTGTCGAAATGTGTAGTGGTATGAAAAATCCATGTACGTTATCTAGACCTCTTATTCCAGGAAGAAATATAGATATCGGGTTTACGGATCAAGTTGGAAAGAAATACACCGAAAAGAAAAGGGAGAAAAAAGTTAACATAATTGCCACTGTATCTATTCTATTGATTCTTCTATTAATTTTAAGACGTTATAAAGTTTTATAAGCTTCCAAGTACTTCTACAGTATTTTATGATGTAAGGGATGGTTGTTTCGCATACACATCTCGCGAACTTTCGTTGCCATGCGTGCTTTACGTTAATATATGGTGGGATAAACGTTGGATCTAAGATTTTTGAAGTATTCATAATACGAAGTATAGAGTAAATGTTAGTGTTTTCACACATAACATTATCCAATGCGATCAATGTCATTTCGCGTATGACATCGATCGTTTTTTCAACTTTATCATCAAGAAATTCTTCATATGGAATCGACTCTTTTTTTGATACGAAATCTCTCCATCCACCTATAGCCTTAGCTTTAAAACATGTAGTCGAATTACAATATCCTAGACCACTCACATATCTAGAATATTTAAGTTCTACGTTATGTTCCCCGTTTCGGTCGATGAAAGTATGAGCCTCCTTAATGAAGGAAGGCATATGTATCGTATGATTTATATTAAAATTTCTTCTCTAAATCCCTTTTTTACTTTTTTCATTTTAAAGAAAATGGATGCCTAAGTCCTTAAAATGTTATTAAAAAAGTTATGTTTTCTTCTATCTCGAACAACACGTTCTCGTACATCCTGACGGTAGATGAATTTAGGAACAAGATTCCCGAACGAATCCGCCCGTCATGGATTAAGCTCACGACTATAACGATGGTGTCGTCATTTTCAAAACCAGTGGACGTTGCTAGGATAAGAAAAGCTTTTGAAAAAAGTGATGTTATCTTACATAAAAATGATATCAACGCTAAGGGGATCGTTTGGAAATTGAAACCAACTTCATTTTACAATCAGATAACTTTAACGTATGAAGATGTATACAGTATCAAGTCTGTGAAAATATTTCCGAATGGGAGTATTCAGGTTGCGGGTTGTAATGATGTCGTGAATTGTAAACATATAATCAAGAGTCTCAGTTATATGTTAAAACTATTCGATCCCGAACTTGAACCACTTGATAAGTCTTTCAGGGTTGTTATGATTAATTCAAATTTCAGTTTGAATTATAACATCAATCTCATGAAAACCGCCTCACATTTTGAAAAATACAGCGATCTATTTAAAGTGTCGTTCGAACCCGACAGGTACTCCGCGGTGAAAATAAAATTTAAACCTTCAGAGGATATGAAGGAGATTACTACCAGTATTTTTAGTACAGGTAAAATCATTATAACAGGAGCGGAAACGTTGAAAGAGATTGCGTTTGCTTATAACATAATCAATCAACATATAAACGACGAGGGGTCTATTCGGGTTTCTAAAACTGAGACTGAGGATATGTTCAACATATTCTCAGGATACGATGTCGATGAATCTGTTAAAAAAATTAAATCGTTAGGTTTTTCATCTTGGATGAACACGATAGAGAATAGACAAATTAATTTCTAATTGTAATATAAATGTCTCAACGTTTAGGAATGGCTGATGGCCGTTGTTTCACGGTTTCTAACTCGTCCAAATTATTTGACAACTACGTTATGGAAAAAAATGGTATTTCTTATGAAGATAACTACAAGTATCGCCAACTTCTCCAAAAGCAGGGGCCCGCCGCTTTCAAAAAGGTTTTAAATGAAACCAACGACAAGTGTGGTTATTGTGATAGCAACATAAACATGTCTAAAATATACTGAGTAAAATATCCAAATTTAAAGTCCTTATAACGTACAGGGATGACAACATGTGCCATATGCCTCAATACAGTGAGAGAAACAAGACAAAATAAACCAATCAGGTGCGGTCATTTGTTTCACTCACACTGTATAGAGAAGTGGAAAGAACGGGGCAATCAAACTTGCCCCGTGTGTAGAAAAATTTTCGATGGTGAAAATTTTAAAGTGCAAGTTACGATACGTAATATGTTACAAGAACGAACAAGTAATCTAATGGTGGGAGATGATTTCATCTTCGATGTATTAGATATATTTTTTGACGTATCAAATGTACCAGATATTGAAAGTTTACTTTCTGACTTTGGGATGAGTGTGTCCGACTTTGACACCGCCGTTTTTGATACAGAATGATCCACAATATTTATTATAATTCATACCTGGATATTTCCTACTCGTAGTCCTCGGATCTTTTATGAGTTTTCCCGTAGCTCCAGTCATCAAAGGGCCTGTTGCCCAACCACGTTTATGGCTAAAAAATTCAGCTTTAAACGTTATAACTTTACCAGGAAGCAATACTTTAGCAGCACGCTTGATTCTCGCGACAGGAACTTTAAAGAACTTAGCGATACTTTCATGTGTATCACCTTTTTTTATTTTATACTCAGTCTTGCTATGCTGTTTATAAAAATGAAAATCTCCATGACATAAAGTGTTAGTTGATTTGCAGGTGGAAACGAACATCATAATTTTATAAAATGTGGGTTTACACTTTTTATCAGCTTTCTCAACGTACACCTTTTTAGGATTATCCGTCAAAACAAGTTTTGGCAATTTACCACAGTTTCTATATTTACTGAAAGCTGATGTATTTGTCCGTTCACCAGGCTGACTTTTTGACATTCTATATTTTTTGTAATCATTCACCGCATATGCGTAGCAATTATTATTACCCTTACCTACAGGCCCATCCCACCTCTTCATCGTGAAAATATGTTCAGAACCATTCGGGGGAGGACTATTTCTCATTATATTAACCTTCGAAAAAAAATATTCACGACTAATAAATGATCAAGGAACTCTTCAACACTCGCAAGGCTGCCGATATTATCACCGAGATTCTCATCTTCGTGCTCGTGATTCTCATATCCACTTTTATCCTCCGTTTAACCTGGAACAACTCCCTCGTTAAGCACATAACCGTCCTCAAGAAGTTAGATACTTTCTTAGACGCGCTCCTACTCTCCATCTCCCTCGCCGTCATCCGTGGTATTTAAAACTCTTTAAATCCTACAACCTTTTCACCGGTAGGGCTGACACTTGTAGGGAAGGCTTTCATGCCATCACATCCACCCTTGGAGCAGTCGATGAAGGTGTAAGGCTTTCCATTTTCCTTCATGTAATCAATCTGTTTACGAGTCCATCCACAGCCCATGGTCCCGTAAATTTTCCACCCATTTCCCGATTCCTTCCTGGATGTTTTGGGCTGGAGGCAATATAAAATTATCACGACGATAACGATTGCGGCAAATAAAGCTATCATTTACTAATTAGGTATAAAAAAATTACGACATCATAATATATGCAAAATGAAAGACATCTCGTGGTCGAAG